ACTTGACGACACTCGCCGACGTCAAAGCATGGTTGCAAACCGGGCAGAGCACCTTTCCGATAACCGACGATGCACTTCTAACACGTCTCATTACCGCGGCTAGCCAGTACATTCAAACCTGGTGCAATCGCAAAATCGCACTGGCTGATTACGTCGAAACCCGCGACGGGACAGGCGGCCAGACACTGCAATTCGGCTGCTTTCCGGTTGCCGCTGTACTGTCGCTGACGATTGACGAGCAGACAATTCCGTTGTCGACAACGACCTGCGAGGTCGGCTACAGCTTCAGCGCCACACAGCTTGCAGTTCGCGGCTATACATTTAACCGTGGGGTACAAAATGTTGTTGTTGCGTACACCGCAGGGTATGCGACAACTCCGCTGGACATCGCCCAAGCGTGCATCGAGCTCGTTGCGCTCCGCTACCGCGAGCGCACTCGAATCGGCGAGATCTCTAGGTCTTTGGGCGGCGCTGAGACAGTCAGCTATTCGCAAAAGGACATGAGCGACGGGACGAGGACGTTGCTCCAACAATACCGACTGGTGGCCCCGATTGTCGCGATTCGGCCAACAGAGGCACCAACCAGCTCCGACATTGCTATCGTCGCCGGAATTTTATGATCACTGCCTATCTTGTCGGCGACAAGGAACTCTCGTCATGGTTGTGCTCCATTCCGGACGCGGTCAATACGAGCCTCGTACCTGCGATCACGAAGCTGGGGATCGATCTCCAGCGCAAGATCCAGGAGGGTGCGCCCGGCGGTCAACTGCTTGCCGCCCGCTTTAGATCGCTTAACTCGAGTATTGATCTACAGATCGATCAAAGCGCCGACGGAGTCACAGCGACACTCCTTCGAGATAGCGGATATGCACGGACTGCGGGATATGGCTCCACTGGCAGGGTCGGGGTCAAAAACAGCTTACGGCAAATTAAAGACACTTTCAGGCGCCCGCTCTCCGGCAAAGCGGTAAGCCTGCAGTCCCATAGTCCTGCGATGAATGTGCCAGAGCACTCCTTCTTGCTTTCAGCATTAGAGGAGATGGAACCCGCGATTCGCCAGGAAGTCGAAGCGGCACTTAGCCAGGCCGTGAAGGGTTGAGCACCCAATTCGTTTGATGCCCACCTCCGGGCATCAAACGAGCCTTTTCCCTTAGTCGTCGGTCGCGGCACGAAACGCAGTCCAATCCGAGAATAAGCGACCTTGAAGAACGGCAAGGATCGACGGATGATAATCCGGGAAACCATCTACAACGCACTGTGGGAACTCGGCGCTGGCGCAGCACGATACACCACCGCAAATCGGCGTCTCCAGCACTGGGCCAAAGTTGCTCCAGCAGAGCAACCGGCCTTGTTCATGAGTGAGAAGGGCGGCCATGCTGTGATAAAACGGCTCGGCGCGCCGATCGTGTGGACGCTCTACGCCGAATTCTACATTTACGCTCATTCGAGCGATCCCTACTTAGCGCCCGGAACAATCCTAAATCCGCTGCTCGATGCTCTCGAAGCCGCTCTCGCCCCGGCACCAACGACGGGGATCCAGAACCTAGGCCTGTCTGAAATGGTGCAGCATGCCTATATCGCGGGCAAGGTTGAGACTGACGAGGGCATTCTCGGCGATCAGGCGGTCGCGATCGTGCCGGTTGAGGTCCTGTGTATCTGACGACGGACCCATAGCAGCGACGCAAAGGATATGTTCGGCATGAGGCCTGAATGGCCTTGCTGCGCGCCTCATGCAAAGGAATGGCCAATGTCCAAGGAAAATTTCCCTACCATCAAACTAGCCCAGCCTCATTCGATAGACCAGCTTATCGAGGGCTGGTGGGCAGACCATTTCCCCGGCTCGGCAGTGGCGCGCGACACGCAAGCCTGGAACATCGCCCACGCTGCCAAAGAAAGGCTAAAGCAGCTCTTGAAAGGGAGTGAGTGACATGCAATTGAGCTTCGGGTCGGGTGCAGTATGGGGCGAGCGTACTGATGCGACAGGCTCGGGTATCGGCCCCCGCCAGTTCGGTATCTTGCAGGAAATACAGATCGACTTCGACTGGAGCGATAAGGAGCTTTACGGCCAACTGCAATTCCCCGTCGCGATCGCACGTGGGCAAGGCAAAATTACCGGCAAAGCGAAGTTCGCGCAGATAGTTGGTCTACTGTATTCCGACATTTTTTTCGGAGTGACACCCGCCAGCGGACAATTCGCTGTCTCCCAGCTCGAAGCCGCTACCGTTCCCGCAACAACGCCCTATGCCGTGATTGCCGCCAATGCGGCAAGTTACAACGATGACCTTGGCGTCGCCTATGCTGGAAGTGGCAGACGTTTTAACCGGGCTACCACGCCCTCGCTTGCTGGTCAGTACGCTGTCAATTTCTCTAACGGCGTTTACACCTTTTCCGCGGCAGACGCTGCCGCTGCGGTGTTAATCTCATATACCTACAAGATACCGACGAATGGTAGCACGCTGACGCTCTCGAACCAGCCGATGGGCGTGACCCCAACGTTCAAAGCAACGTTCTATACGTCGTACAATGGCAGCGGTACTGCTCTGCGTCTTAATGCCTGCACCGCTAATAAATTGTCGCTGCCGACAAAGCTCGATACGTGGACAATCAGCGAGCTGGACTTTACGGCTTTTGCAGATGCCTCGGGTACGATCGGGTACCTGAGTACGGTGGAATGATGATCCCCGGTGTGGCTGTTGCGATGGGCGGCCGCGATTGGCTGGTCCCACCCTTGACCCTCGGTGAGCTCCGTCGCCTGATGCCAAAGGTTCGCCAACTGACGGAGATCGGTGCGTCAATGGGCGAAGTCCAGATCGCCGTGTTGGTCGAGATCGTTACGGCGGCACTGCGGCGCAACTATCCCGACATGACGCCGGAGGAAGTGGAAAAATTGCTTGATCTCGGCAATGCCGCCTCTGTGCTGAACGCGGTGCTTACTGGGTCTGGCTTAAAGCTAGGTGGAACCGCTGCGGGGGAAGCACTTGCCCCCGGGACCAGCCCGGGGGCAGGTGCGGAGATCCTGGGGATGCCTGGAGAGAGATTTACGGCCTCCTCGCCACCGCCTGTGGCTACAGTTACTCCGTAATCGACGAAATGACGCTGTTCCAAGTCGAAGAGCTGACTTCCTATTGGGCGCAGCACCCGCCGCTTCACTTGCTGGTGGCGGCCTATCTTGGCGTTGACAAACACAAGCACAGGTCGAAGCCGCAGACATTCATGGGGCGAGAACAGCGATCGAGCTCGGACGCCGGCTCCGCGCTCGCTCAACTCGGGCCTGAGTTCAGCGCCAGAGATGTCCATGCTGGCCTACCGCCCGTGGTCCTCGATTTTACCGAGCTGCGCCACCGGGGGCCGACGCTGGATTAACGTCTTCATGGGGAGCAGAGAAAACTGCGAGACGCGGCGCAGAGGTCTGTCATTGAGGGGCTAGCATGGCCGGTATTGAAACAAGCGTTGTCATTAGCGCGCAGATCGACGGTCTTCGATCTGGCATGGAGGCTGCGTCGAGTTCGGTCCAAGCGGCGACCGATGCGATGCGTGCTCAACTTGCCGGACTCGGCGACATTGCCCAGCAGGCGCAATCGCAGCTCACTGCCGCTGCGGGACAAATCGGAACTAGCGTCGGTGCGCTGCAAACGAAAGCCGCAGATCTCGCAGGATCGATGTCAGGAGGCATAGTGCCCCCCAAGGGCCTCGAAGATGGCGGCTCCTCGGGTTTTGGGCAAACCGGTTCCGACCTCAGCAGTGAACAAGACGCTACCGCTAACGAAAAACTGTGGGACCAAGAGCTGCTTGCTTACCAAAAATTTCAGAATGACAGGCAGAGGCTCGACCTTCAGGCAGTACAGACCAGCCAAAGAACGTGGCAGAGTTTGATGCAGCCGATTCAGCGGGCCTTCGATACGTCGAACACCGGCATGATTTTGGGGACGACGACATTACAAAAGGCAGTGGCGAATATCGCACAATCCATAATTGCCGAATTTGTAAACCTCGGCGTCAAGATGGTAACCAACTGGATTGCGAGCGAGCTCGCCATGACGACCGCGACCGAGGCCGGCGCTGCGGCGCGAACTGCGGCGGAAGGAGAGGGAATGGCGGCCGGGTTGGCGATGAAGGCACTAAACGCGGTCAAGAGCATCATGACTGATTCGGCGCAGGCCTTCTCGGGAATTTTTGCGTTCCTGGCCCCAATCATGGGGCCTGCTGCTGCTGGACCTGCTGCGGCCGGCGAAGCCGCCGTGATGGCCGCCGCCGGAGGGATCGCCTCCGCCGCAGGGGGCTGGGTAGTGCCGTCAAATCAGCTGGCTATGGTACATCAGAACGAAATGATTTTGCCGGCTAATATCAGTCAGGGCCTCCAGAATATGATATCCGGCAGTGGGGGAACTGGGTTGGGCGCCAGCCCAGTAGTGATCAACGTTTCGGCGGTCGATAGCCAAGACGTAAAGCGATTTTTCCAAAGCAATGGCAGCCTGCTCGTCACCGCCCTCAATAAGGCGATGCGCAACGGCTCGACGCTCCGGATGGCTTAATGCCCCTGATATTTCCGGCGTTGCCAGGTCTGGCCTGGGGCGTCACCAAGACGCCGACGTTCCAGACCCGTATTCAGCGCGCGGTTTCCGGTCGCGAATTGCGTGCTCTCGATTACCCTTATCCACTGTGGCAGTTTGCGCTGGTTTACGATTTCTTGCGGGATAATTTGGCAACCGGTTACGACGAGCTGAGAACTCTGCTCGGCTTCTTCATGTTGTGCCAAGGAGCCTTCGGCACGTTTCTGTTTGAGGATCCTAGTGACTGCCAAACCGCTGGTCAGCAGATTGGGGTAGGCGACGCTAGTACAACCACCTTTCAGCTCCAACGCGCAATGGGTACAGCCCTGACAGACGGTGGCTTTCTCGAACCCATAGTGGCGCCTAATATCGTCCGTTCGGTTTATCTCGACGGGATTACACAAAATGCTGCTTCTTACAGCGTCAACGCTGACACCGGATTGGTGACGTTCAGTACACCACCCGAAAGCGGTCTAATAATTACTGCCGATTTTAGCTATTACTTCCGGTGCCGGTTTGTGGACGACAAATACGATTTTGAGAATTTCATGTATAGGTTGTGGCAACTAAAAAAGCTCACCTTTATTTCGGGGTCACGTCCGTCAAGCTGGTGGAGATTCGAGGCTGAAGCTGAGGCGCCATGGGTGCGGCGGGCGTGGGTGGATAGCCGTGTGCGGTCGGTGCACTGCAAGGGAGCGCGATCGACGGCATGGC